GGAATAACTTTCAGCGGCTTGTAATTGTTTTTTTGTAAGCTTGGCTGAATTAGGAATCCTGGCCTTCACTTAAATTCCTCCCGTCCAAAATCTCAATGAGCCTCCTGCAAGCAGGATATTTGCCATAAACGCTGTTCCGCCTGGGCCTGTTCTTTTGAAATTTGAAAATGCCAATATCGAATTAATACTTTATGAACGCCTTGTACATATCTGCGCTCATTTTGGGGGAAAGACGATATTTTAAGAGGAATATTTTGCGCGATTGCGTTTAATACTTTTGCCCGCGCACATGGGCTGTCTTCGGGCGGATCCTTTGGAATTTGTTCTTTTCTGCGTTTCATACTAATTGCTCCACTCGAATATAGATTCCTGTATGCCGGTTATCTTCCGCCCAAAATTTTTCGCATAATTCAGATGCTACTAAAGCGTCGTCCTTCCAAAAGCCCGCAGCCGTCATACAATCCTTCAAAAGCTTTTGCAGATTATCAGTATCCGGCTTTGTAGTGCGGTAGGAGCCTGGAACATGACGTCCAGGCGGAAAAAGCCACCGGGTAACCAGGCGAACTCCCACGGTAAACGGGCATTCCGGTTTAAATTTAAACAAGCGGTCTGTCAAATCCGTCCTGGCTTGTTTTAATTCAGGCGGTTCGTAATAAACCGGTTTTCCCTGTACCACGTGAATTCGTTTTTCTTGATGTGTTACTGTCGGAGGCCTTCGCATGGAAAGAAAAAATTCAAGTTTCATATTAATTCACCGCTTTAAAGTGTAAAATTAAGAACTTTTTGAAAAAATTTCCTTTGTCAAGGAAAGGGGAGGGAAGGAAGGACGGCGGCTCAGCTTTCAGCCGCCTTCCTTTCCCCCTTGACCGTAAGGGAAAGGAAAATTTATATATACGTAGTATATATACTTTTTCTTCCCTCGGGAAAAACTCGGTGATTATCGATTTTTTCCGTCTTTTTCCCCGGAAGGAAAATTATCGACTTTTTCCCTCTTTGGGGAAAGGGAAAATCTTCGATATTTTCCATATAGGAAAGAGGGAAAGGAAATTTTTCCCTTCGATATTTTCCCTCATTTTTTACCTACCTGACCGCCATCTACCCAAAATCCGCCGTGCTCTTTTAGGCGATTCCGCACTGTTTTTTCAGTTACCCCCAAGTATTCCGCCATGTCCTGCACAGTGACTTTATCATTAATCCCGCATGCTGAGAAAGCGGTTTCCAACGAGTGATCACGATCTTTTTTTCTGTCCTGCTGAGGCCGTTTTTTTGAAAAATTCTTTTTCCATGGAGGCGTTTCCGATTCCGGCTGAATGTCACTCAAAACGCCTGTTTCATCATTCCGGTGGATCGGATAATCAAACCATAGGTTAATTGGAGGGAACTTCGGAAACTCTCTCAGCGTCCCTTCTACGCGCCAGGCTGTACGGGCTTCCACGGCCTTTTTCGCTTTAGAAATCCGTAGATTAAGCGCTTCATATTCATCGGCCCGCAGCAAGCCTTTACACGCCTCTACGGCCTTTTTTTCAGTGCATAAATCGTCCGGAGAAACTTCGCTCAGCATTCTCAGCCGCGAGATTTCCGATCTGCACAATTCGCACGCGGCGTTGTTTTTCTCCTGCTGCAGCAGCGGCTGGGTAATCTCTAGTTCAATCAGGTCCAAAAGTGCGTCAGGATCCCTGGCAAATACGCCGGAGCCGCTGGCTCTGTCCATGCTGCGCTTGCTTCCCTGGCTTCCCTTACTGTGATGATGGCAGTAAATAACAGAACAGCCTAATTCCGTACAAACCTTGTCAAATTGGTTACAAAAGTGGGCCATTTGATCCGCGCTGTTTTCATCTCCGGTGATTACTTTGTAAATAGGATCGATAACGACGGCGATATATTTCTTTTTAGACGCCCGGCGAATCAGCTTTGGCGCCAGCTTATCCATAGGGATAGAACGTCCCCGCAAATTCCAAACGTCAATATTCTTTAGGCCGTTGGGCGCCCAATTCAACGTTGTATATACGTCCTTGAAGCGATGTAAGCAGGAAGCCCGGTCAAGCTCCAAATTGACGTATAATACACGGCCCTGGGCGCAGGGAAAGCCGAGCCATGGTCTTCCTTCCGCAATCGCGCAGCAGAGCTCAATCAAAGCATAGGATTTTCCGGCCTTAGACGGACCCGCGAGCAGCATTTTGTGTCCCTGTCGCAAAACCCCGCTGATCAGCGGAGGAGCAAGCTCCGGGAGGTCGTCCCAAACCTCCCGCATGCTTTCCGGATTTGGAAGATCGTCATTAACGCTTTCTATCCATTCCTGCCATTCTGCCCAGCTGCTCTTGCCAAGATTGGTATCTATCAAAAATTGTTTATGCCCATTTCTGACAGCGCCCGGCATTCGGGAAAGCCGGGAAGGGTTGCGGTTTTGCTGGTCAACGTCCAAGCCGTTTTTTCGGCATACATTATATAAATAGTCCACTCGTCTGCGGTATTCGTCATAGCTCCCGGCCTCAATTTTCACAATTGCGTGAAGGCTCTTTTTTCCGCTGTGGACCAGACATGCCACAGGCAGCTCCAGTTCACGGATAATAGCGTTCTGCTTTTCAATTTCCATGGAATCAGATTCCACCAGCGCGTAACGGAAATCTGTAACGTTTGCGTTGCGGATTCCCTGGCCGTCCAACGGATTGAACCGGATCCAGGCTCCAGCCTCCGGATGATAGTCTCCCAGTACCGCGCCGATATCTCCCCGGCATTTTCCCAGGGCCTGAATCAGTTCTCCGGCGGTGCGGTCCCAGCATCCCTTAGCGGGCACGCGCTTTCCTTCGTCGTTCTCCCAGCTTTCCGTAACATATCCAACGTTTTCCGTGCTTTCAAACAGCGTTTCCAGATAAGTGATCAGCTGTTTGGCGGGATCCCAGCCTTCCGGCTCCAATACCTCCCGTCCCTCTACCCAGTCCTTATCAATAATCGTCAGACCGTCGTTTTCAATTTCATCATCCCAGTTTAATTCATGTCCTGTGCCTGCCGGCGTCCAGCCGCTTTCCATAGCCATCTGAACAATAGTGCCTCCCGTTATGGGGGTTCCGCTTCCGGCAAAGGTGTTCCACTTTTTTTCGCATTCACCGCGGTGATACCGGGCGGAATCCTTCTGCGACCAATTATCCCAATCCTGAAAAGTAAATCCTGATTCCTTCAGGCCCATGCCTACATTAATCCATTCCTGGTAGGACAAAGCCGCGGGATCGATCGCATCTAAAATTTTTAAAAGGTCGGTGTGATACTGATTTTTCATGATTACGCCCCTTTATATTCCTGCGGTATAATATCGTATGGAACTTTCCAGCCGTTTGCGGCAATTCTGTCAATCAGTCCTTTTGCCGTGGCAAACTGCCAGGTGCCTACGTGCTGAAAGCCGCGTGATTCCAGGAAACGAATCTGCTTCGGCGTTGTCAAACCGGTTTCTCTTCGCTTCGCAAGCCGGTCTAACAGCTTGGCAGCCTTGCCGGCATTGTCAATTTCATCAGGGAAAATCCCCAGCTTCTCTAAAGTGTTTTTTTGCTTATCGGTTGGAGGCGCCATTTCCCATCCGAAGGAAGGAATGTATCCGGACAAATCCTCCGCCTGGATACTCATCTCAAATTGAAGGGGATCCACCAGCTTGCGCTTACGGTGTTTCATTTCTGAAAGCTGCTTTGCCAAAGCCTCTTCTCTCTGAGAAACCACGTCTTCACTCGCCTGTTTTTCCGCTTCCTCAATGTCCACGGGACAGGCTGAGGCTTCCAAATTCTCCGTCATTTTTTGCGCCACTTCCGGATTTTCACAAATCAGATTGGCGGGGTGGCAAAGCTCATGCCGTTCGGTATGCCATAAAAAATCCAGGAGCAGCAGATGGTCTTTCCCTGGGGACAGGCGTGTTCCGCGTCCTACCATCTGGCTGTACAGGCTGCGCACCTTTGTAGGCCTCAGCACTACAATACAGTCAACGCTTGGGCAGTCCCAGCCTTCTGTCAGCAGCATGGAATTACACAGCGCGTTATATTCTCCCGCATCAAACTGTTTCAGAATTTCATTGCGGTCCCGGCTTTCTCCATTGACCTCTGCGGCCCGAAAGCCATGGGCGTTTAAAATATCCCGGAACTTTTGCGACGTTTTTACAAGCGGCAGAAAAACGACGGTTTTACGGTCCCTGCATACCTTTTCCATTTCAACGGCGATCTGCTCCAAATAGGGATCCAGTGCGGTCCCTAAATCACCCGCCTTAAAATCTCCCGACTGGATTCCTACGCCGGTTAAATCCATTTTCAGCGGAACTGTCAAGGCCTTGATCGGAGAAAGATATCCCTCACGTATTGCTTGAGGCAGGCTGTATTCATAGGCCAGGGATTCAAAAACGCTTCCCAGGTTTTTCATATCCCCGCGGTCCGGTGTTGCGGTAACGCCTAAAACCTTTGCTTCTGAAAAATACTGGAGAATTCGCTGATAGCTTCCAGAAACGCAATGATGCGCTTCGTCAATGATAATGGTATTGAAATAATCCTGGCTGAACCGTTCTAGCCTTGACTGCCTCATTAAGGTTTGCACAGATCCGACAGTGATCCGGAACCAGCTCCCTAGGCAGCTTTCTTCCGCCTTTTCCACAGCGCATCCAAGCCCTGTGGATTTTTTTATTTTTTCCGCGGCCTGGTCGAGCAGCTCTCCTCTATGAGCCAGAATCAGCACCCGGTCTCCATGGCGGACGCAGTCCTCTGAGATCTTGGCGAATACAATAGTTTTTCCGCAGCCGGTGGGCAGGACCAAAAGCGTGCGCTTGTCCCCATTATTCCATTTTTCCGTTACGGCTTGCCGAGCTTCCTGCTGATATGGTCTTAATTCCATTTAAAACGCCCCCGGCTCCCAGGTGGTTTGAGAAGAATTATTGATCTTCTGAGGATTTCTAACCGTTGCGTCAGCCTCGCCTGGATCATAAAATTTTACAATCTCGTTTGATTCTCCCTCTGTACCGTCTTTTTTGGTAAATTTATGGATTCCTATTTTACATTGGCCGGCAGCGCCCGGAACCGCGCTCCAATTCATTCTCAGCTTTTCTCCGTGCTGCTTTTGGCCGATAGACCGGAAAAACTCACTGAGCTTCCACTCCATGGTGGTGAACAAAAACAAATTATGCGTAATGGTACAACTGCCCTCCGGCGCGTTGATTCGGATATGCAGAACTGCTTTAGGACATGACGGAAGCTTTCCGGAACCCGGATGATGCGCTCTTTCAAAGGATTCCACCTGGAAACGATAATCACCTTCCGGCAAAAGAACCCATTGTGTTCCGTCGTTCTCAATTTCGTCTTCCCAGCCGATTGCGCGTCCTGTATTTGCCTCACTCATAAATAAAGCTCCTCCTTAAAACGGCAGATTTTCTTTTCTGTTTTTTTCAATTGCGGCCCACACCTGCGGCCACGCCGCGATTAAAACTCCGCGGACATATTCTTCCGGATAGTCCCGGACCGGCATATCTCTCGGAAAGTGCCCTTTTTGTGCTACTACCTGCTGAATCTCAACAGGGGCTACTTCCTTAGCCCGCATAAGATCATACAGATCCCTGGGGATTCCTTCCGGAATATCCTCCTGAGCGCTGTCAACGATATCGTCAAATGATAGATCGTCTTCTGCGGTAATTGGCTTTTCCTGTACCGCTGCAAAAGCGTTTTCGCGCTCCTGGCCGGTGGCGGTATTGGCGCCGGAGGTGCCGGGATTATTCAGAAACGGCGCGATACTGGTGTAATCCAGCGGCATTTCATCAGGAAGCCCATGGCGGTTTTTCGCGTCCCAGCATGGGTGGTGCGATGCATATAAAACCCGTTTCCCGCCCTGAGCCTTGCTCCTTTGGGTTTGCTCGTCTTTTACGGTATACACCTTGTAGTTTGCGAATAGAACCATATCCGCCCATTCCTTTATCAGCGGGGCCACATTTTTGTCCAGCTTCATTTCCCATCGGTCATAGGCTCCCATTTCGTCCGGCTGTTCAAACTTTCTCATTTTTGCATGAGCGGTCACTGCTACGTTTACTCCCCGTTCTATCACGTCTTCCAGAAGGTTTAACAGGCGGCCGAATTCTTCTTTTAAATAAATGTAGCCCTTTCCATATCCAAAATCCTCAATCCCGGATTTTTTATATTTATCGCAAATGTGCTTTATGCAAAGTTGCTCCGCCCAGTCCGCGGTATCAAGAACCAGAGTTTTACAAACAGAGGTGTTTTCCTTTTTGACCTCCTGCACCTGTTCCAGCAGCATTGTCCAGCTTGTAGGCGCGGGAAGCCGGGCGACGTCTATATGCTTTGTGCCTCCTTCGGTATCGATAAACAGAGGATCAGGAAAACAGGCTGCGAATGAAGTTTTCCCGATCCCTTCAGGACCATAAATTACAACCTTTTGCGCCGACGGTATTTTTCCTCGAATGATATTCATTAAAATGTGCCTTCCTTCCATAATTTGGGTTTGTCTGCCTCTTGCGTTTCTTCACCTTTTACATATCCGTCCTCGATAATTATGCTGCATTCTCCTCCGGTGCTGACGCGTGTGGCGATTGCCTGAAGCCCTTCCTGTTCCAGCCATTCGCCGAATTCATTTAAAGTGTCCAGGTCCATTTGTTCCAGCTTATCCAAAAGAACAAAGCCGCATTGGGGGTTCAGCCTTCGTACAATAGCCGTCGCAACGCGCAACTGGTCGCTTCCGCTCATATTATCCCATTTTTGGCCTTGATAAGTGAGTTCTCCGTCCTCCACGGAAAGCCCTGGAAGAGGAAGCCCTGCGTTATGCAGGAGCTCTGTTTTTTCCTGCCGGGTTTTATCGAGCTGTGCGGTCAGCGTTTTATATTGCTCCTGATAATTTACAGCGTCTTCTTCCGCTTTTTCCTTGTCTAAATTAGAGCGCACCTTCCGGTTAATGGTTTCAATATCTCTAATATTCCGCTCTAATTCCTCAGTGGATTCATCGTGAAGGTTCTCGGCGGATTTCCGGGCGGTTTCCAGATCAGATTCTACCGCAGCCTTTTTTTCCGTTAATTCTTCTATTTGCTTTTTCAGATTTTCCGCCTGGAACTCCAGACGTTTCAGATTTTCTCTTTTGCGCTGGTTCTCTCCGTTTCTTGCCAGAATTTCCTGTTGCTGTTGAATTAATTCCATTACGGATATCAGCTCTTTAGGCGTGTCGGTGAAGTATGGCATTTCTTTCGCGAACTTAGATTTCTGGTCTGCGATTTGTCCGATAGCATGCCGGCGGTTATATAATTCCTGTTCCTGAAGTTCCAGATGTGCCAGCTTTTCTTCTGCGCCGATAATATGTAAAAGTACGCGGGCCTTTTCTTTAGAAGACGCTTCCATAAATTTAGGAAGATTTAACGCCAGCTGTTCTACAAATTCATTTAAAAGCTGCTGTCCGCCTTTCTGTCCGGTGGGGTCAATCACCTTCAGATCGCTGTTTTTGCCGTTCCGTTCAACAACCAGACCATTGGACATAACTAAATGAAGCCGGGGAGGAATAACAGAGCCTTGCCGGGCAGCCCGAGATGGTTTAAAGCCGTTTCCTCCTAATGCCCAGGCTATACTGTCCAGTACCGAGGTTTTCCCTTGATTGTTTTTGCCGCCTATTACGGTTAATCCGCTCTTTTCAGGTTTAATTTTTACTGCTTTTATTCTTTTTACGTTTTCAATTTCCAGACTGTTTATTTTAACCATTTGACAAACCTCCTGTTTTGGTTTAAAATATATTCAGTTGTTTTTTGTGTGCCGCTTTTTCGTGATGCCAGTCGCGAGGGCGGCTTTTCTTTTGCCCATTCAAAGCCTTTTTAATGTCTTTCGCCTCAGTATATGGGCCGTAGTGGTTAACACAATCTGAAAAACGGCAGTGAAAGCAGTCTTTGTCACAGATGGATTGTTTCATTTCCATAACTCACCTCTCTTATGTACCGGCTCCTTTTCTTCTTTAAAGCGTTCCTCAGCTTCCGGTTCCGGTACCGTTCGCCAATATATGCCGCTGTGAATACAGCGCTCCATACCGCCAGAACGATAAACGCCACTGTCATTTCTGTGTTCATGTGCTTGTCCTCCTTTATGGTTTTACGCCTTTTTAAGAGATTTACGCCATGCAATGCACCGAACCATTTTTGCGCCGTCGGATTTTCTCTGAAAATATGGGTGATGGTAAAATCCGCTTTTGTCATAGGTATAAATCGCATAGCAAATACAAGGCTGGCCGTCCATATCCTCATAGAGAAGTTCAACCTCCTCATCAAGAAACTCACATGGCATTTTTGCACCTATCCAAATGATGTTCCAACCGTCCTGATCCACTATTTTCCGAACTCTTTCTCTGTCGTCTGCGTTCAAATGCTTGTCCTCCTTTTGGCCTCCTGCGGGGGTTAGCCGCAGAGAATTGCATTATAAGCCTTTGCGTTCTTTCTCTAATTGGGCTGTTCGCATTTTTTCCATGCGATGGTTAAGTAATAGACGGAAAAAAGATTCGGTTTCCGGACACAAATAGACAGGGTGTCCGTTTTCCCCGTCAAATTCTTCATTACTGAGGATTCTTCCATCTGCCATTTTGTTCCAGCCTACGATTTCGTCAATACTAGTCACCATCGTACTTTTTCTCGCCATATTGATACACCTCCTTGTAATTGGTATGTTTTTGTCGGATTGTCCTATACATGTTTGTCGGTATGATAGATTTCTTTAAACGCCTTATTAACGGTTTCTGTTATACTTTCAGCTACACCGTTCCGAATCTCAGTGTCATTTCTAACCGGATTGGTTTTACGGTGTATTTCTTTCCCGTTGGGGTATGCTATAATTTCTGTTTGCTCCTCTTGTAACATAGCCATAAGGCAAGCTATTTCTTTTGGCTCGGCCTTGATTGTGATTTCCATGTCCTCACCCCGCTTTCTTATCTTCAACACAAGATCTTACTCAGATTTTGGAAAATAACGGATTGCTGGTAAATAATATCAATGATAAAATCACGAAAACTATTAAATCTATAGGACAACAATAAAACAGTGACTGTGAGAGTGTTGACCAAAATGCATAATATAAAAGTCAAGAATTCCAAATGCTCGATTTGCTCCTGTTGTGTCCCAATAGGAGCTTTTCTTTTGCTTGCCCGCATTTCCTCACCCCGCTTCCTTTTCGTTAATCTGATTGCTTACTTTTTAACTACGTGATAGAATATTGCTGGAAAGGAGGAATACTAAATGGAAAATAAAGCGTTACCATTCCCTGATGTAAAAACCGCTATAACTGTGAAAGACAAAAATTTCACCTTAGAAGTAATCGCATACCGTATGCTTACAGAAGAAGAAGGAAGAAAAATGCTTGACGTTTGGTTGAAAGATAATCAACTTAATGATTTTCCAGAAGGGGTAACGGCTCAAATGATATCCCTTCACGGAGTTGATGATCCTCGCACCGTTTCATAAATGCGGCCGTCTCTTCTTCGCTAAAATACCTTATATTGCCTTCCGGAGACATTTCACAGATGTCTCCATTTTTGTTTCTGTAGAGTTTTGCATAGGTAATTTTTAAATCTTCCATTTTATCACGCTTCCTTGTGGTTGTTATTTCGCTCTAGCTATTGAATTCAGGCAAAAGATTTCCTATAATTTGTTTAAGCCGTAAAGGCAATTGAAAGGAGCGTGGTCGAATTGACCAAACTTTTGAGATTGCCGGTTCCCGATGAAAGCTGATGCTATGGCTACATAGTGCGGAACCAAAACCGCCTAAGTGAAGCGACTGCCAAGAAACATATAGTGGTTTTATATGTGAATAAAGATGAAAGAGGGGAGCCGAACTGATACAGCTCAGTATAAATAGGGGGCGACCACCGTTAAACAATACGAGAAAAACTGATCTGTCTGGTAAAGTTCAGTAATGTATCTCGGTTGCCAAAAAACTAAGTGTTAACGGCATCTTATTCTAGCAACAGTTTCGGGTAAACAAATTTGGGGATAGCTGTCTGCGAAACCACCGCAGGCGGCTTTTCTTTTGCCTGAATTCAATAGCTAAAGCTGGTTCATGGGTTATCCCGCTTCCTTTTCGTTGCCCGGCGAAATCTTCTCTCGCTTCTGCATATCTGCGTAAGAATCGACACGCCCGGATATGTAAATAAGCTCTTCCTTGGGAACCATGACAAGTTTTTCAGCTAATATTTCCAAGTCAGCAGCTTTTTCCATGTCCACTCCAGGAATTTTTTTCATTTTATCAGCCCCTTTCAAAGAACGTTTCTTTACTGTGTCTATATTGTACATCACTTAGTAAGTATTGTCAATGCTTTTTTACAGAAAAATATTGACATAGTAAAAGTTTAGATGTAAAATTAAGGCATGAAAGGAGGATAAAGTTTGAAAGATAGAATTAAAGCTATAAGAAAATATAAAAATATGAAGCAAGCGGAATTCGCGCAAGTACTGGGAATAAAACCTAATACAGTAACAAGTTATGAAACCGGCTTAAGAGTTCCATCTGATGCTGTTATTACATCTATTTGCCGCGAATTTAATGTATCCGAACACTGGCTGAGAACCGGCGAAGGCGATATGTTTATACAACTGTCTGAAGATGCTGACTTTATTCGTGTCATGACAGAAATACAGGTTTCTGACGACGAATTAATCAAATCAATTTTAATGGCCTATTGGGATTTACCGAACGACAAAAAAGCCGCCATCAGAGACCTGGTGGACGGCATTTTAAAAAGGTATTCAAAAAAAGAAAACGCCGGGCAGTAATGCCCAGCGCTTATTTTGAAAGTTTTGCTTTTTCAAGAAGAATGGCATAAGTTAATATCTTCTTTGCAAAATCAGGTTCATTTCTTCGGATTATCCTAATAATGTTATCAATTGTGTCATCCGTCTTTTTCTTCAATTCTGCCACTCCTCTTGATAAACAAACATTAGTTCTGTATTTGTGTCTTTATTATAGCACACAAAAATTTAAAATCAAGAGGTTTTATAAAATTTATTCCCGAATTTGCAACGGCAATTATTGGATACTTTGACGAAGATACTATAGATTTGTCAATATTTAGGAGGGTCATATTATGAAATGCCCAAACTGTGGAACAGAACACAATTTCAATTTTTGTCCTAACTGCGGATATAAGGCGCAACAACAAGCCCCAGTTTCTACCCCCAGTATTCCAAACACACCGCAGCAGTACGCGCCGGAAGCACCTCAATATGAGCCACCATATAACACACCTGAGTATGTGGATCAGCCCCAAAAAAAGGGTGGTTTAAGGTGGTGGGGCGTTCTTTTAATTGTTTTAGCCTCTATCTTATTGCTTATTGGCATTGTTATGATTATTGGCGTTGCCACCGCCATTAATGGAAACAATGGCAGCGCCGTTTCAGGAATAGCCGGAACTACTTCAGAAATCGTTTCTTCCGAGGCTCCGGCAGAGTTAACGGAAGCGGAAATCGATCAATTATATACTGACCCAGGCGCGTTCAAGGGAAGACGTGTAACGCTGACTGGACGAGTTTTCCAAAATCCTGAAAAAGATAGAAATGTGATGTATTTCCAAATCTTTACTGATATAGAAAATAGTGACCGCAATACTGTCATTGCTTATCAGTCAGACGAGGCTTTGGTTGCCGTTGACGATTATGTAAGGGTTACCGGTGTTGTACAAGGAGAGGACAGAGGATACAATGCTTTCGGTGGAATTATCTCCGCTCCCAGAGTTTTAGCGGATTCCATTGAAATTGTTTCCTATGCTGAAGCGGCCGCCCCCTCCTTAAAAACCGTTGAGTTAAGCGGCGTTACACAGGATCAATATGGATATTCGGTCACCGTACATAAAGTGGAATTTGCAGAAAAAGAAACCCGTGTTTACGTATCTATACAGAATAACGGCAGCTCTAGTTTTTCCGTTTATTCATTCAACACTAAGATTGTGCAAGATGGAAAACAATATGAGGAAGAACGAAATTATAGAGCGGATTACCCTGAAATCCAGACAGATTTGCAGCCAGGTGCTTCTACACAGGGAGTTATAGCTTTCCCCGCAATGAATCAATCCGACTTTCAGATTATTTTTGAGGGCTATTCAGACAACTGGGACGAATCAATAGAAGATTATACATTTAATATTACCGTGCAATAAAAACTCTCCCACTGGTTGTAGCTAGTAGGAAACATAAAAGGAGCGTCTAAAATGATTGACTTTAATAACGCAAGCTTTATGAAATTAAAACCTGTACCGAATTCAGACTTCGAAGCAATGGTTGCCCCTTTGTTTGTAAGCGGGGAAGGAATCCTCGGCACATACCGCGGAATGAGAGACGGTGTGGTTTTCACGAACAAAAGAATTATTGCAATTAATGTCCAAGGCGTAACAGGGAAAAAGAAAGATTTTACTTCACTTCCATATAGCAAAATTCAGGCGTTTTCTGTAGAAACCGCTGGAGTTCTTGACTTAGATAGTGAACTGGAACTTTGGTTCAGTGGAATGGGAAAAGTAAAATTTGAGTTTGTCTCGCAGGCAAATGTGTCACAGATTTGCCAAATGATTTCAGAAAAAGTTCTCTAGAAAGAAAAAGCCGCCCGCTTCTGTTGGCGCAGAAACGAACGGCAAAAATAGAACAGCTTACCCGAAAGTGGATAATTCCGTCCAAGCAATGAAATTATACCACTTTCGGGTAGGCTTGGCAAGTCATACTCTGAGGGTGGTTTTTGTATTATGTACAAAGCAAGCAACGGAAGTGGTGAACTCATGGAAAATAAAGTAATCCGCGTCGGCGGATATATTCGAGTTTCCACACAGGAGCAAGCAAAAGAAGGCTATTCCATACCGGCACAAACAAAATGCTTAAAGAGCTATTGCAGCGCGCGCAATTGGATTTTGCATGAATTGTATATCGATCCTGGTTATTCAGGTGCAAAAATGGAGCGGCCGGCATTACAGAAAATGCTTTCCGACATTAAAAAAGGATTAGTTGATCTTGTCTTGGTATATAAGTTAGACCGGCTCAGCCGATCTCAAAAAGATACCTTGTATTTAATTGAAGATGTTTTCCTAAAAAATGAAGTCGCTTTCGTATCCATTAATGAAAACTTTGATACTTCATCAGCGTTTGGGCGCGCCATGATTGGCATATTGTCCGTTTTCGCCCAGCTTGAACGAGAGCAAATAAAGGAACGTACTCAGATGGGTCTTGCCGAGCGAGCTAAAAACGGAATGTGGCACGGCAGCGGCATAACGCCTATTGGATATGACTATGATCCCGCTTCTAATCAGCTGATCGTAAACGAGTACGAAGCTATGCAAATACGTGAGGCGTTTGATTTGTTTGTAAACCAAAATTACGCTTTCACAAAAATAGTTAAAACATTCCGTAATAAAGGCTATTCTCATAAACATGGAGTATGGGCCCACAGTTCAAAATTGCGGTATATACTTTCTAATAAGACTTATATAGGGCGGATAAATTGGAATGGAGAAGACTATCCGGGCAAGCATGATCCCATTATACCTAGCAGCCTTTTTGAAGCCGCACAAAAAAAGCTTGCGGAGAAAGATTGGAAGCTGACGGATAAGCCTGCAAAATCCCCATTTGACGCTACGCAATTATTAAGCGGCGTTTTGTTCTGCGGAAATTGCGGCGGACGGTATTACGGGGCCGGTTGCTACCGCGGCTCTCATGATCCCAATAGTCCTAAACGTAGATATGAGCATATTTATTCGTGCTATTCCAGGACAAAAACAAAATTAGAAATGATAAAAGACCCCTCGTGTAAAAATAAAAACTGGAAAACTGAAACATTGGATAACTATGTCATAACGCGTATTAAAAACTTACGTCTGGAAGGAGAAATAGAAAATCTCATCGCAAAAGAGCGGCCCCAAAAACCGGGGATCGATCAACGAAAAGCGCTGGAAAAACAGATCGATGATATAGACCGCCAAATTTCTCGGTTATTAACGCTTTACCAATTGGAAGACGTTCCTACAGCGGAAATAGGACTAAGGCTCAGCGATCTTACAAGGAAAAAGAAGACGGTAGAAGAAGCCATAGAAAACATACCGCTGTATGAACCGGAGTTATCCGTTGCAAAAGCAAAAAGCTTATTAGCCGATGCCGAAGAAATATTTAATTGTGGAACGACGGAAGAAAAACGAAGCCTTATCCATGCATTAATCAGAAAGATTATTTTAACCGGGAATGATGTTGTAATAGAATGGGCTTTTATATAA